CCCGAATTTCCACGTCTCCGAAACCGGAACATTGATGCGGGTTCTGTAGAAACGACATGGCACGGCCACGCACCCCAGCAAAGATCCTCGAACTGAAGGGGAGCTTCAAGGTTCACCCCGAGCGCCGGCGCGCGGACGCCGGTGGCTCCGGGCCGTTGAGCCATGATCCGCCGGCGACCCTCACTGGGCCGGAGATCGCCGCCTGGCGGCGACTGATGGAGCGGCTGCCGGTAGCCGCGCTCTACAACATCGACGAGCTCGGCCTCGCGCAGATGGCGCGGATCCTCGCGGCGCTCGAGGTGTTGCATCCGACGTCACCGGACTTCCTGAAGCTCGACGCGGCGTTCCGCTCCTGGGCGGTGCAGTTCGGCTACACGCTTCAGTCGCGCACGAAGATCCCGCCGGCAAAGGCAGCGTCCGAGACCGGCAACCAGTTTGCCAACGTGTGAGCGCCGCGCATTCCCACGTTGCCGCGGCCGAGCGGTACGCGCGCGACGTCGCGGCTGGCCGGGTGGTCGCCGGAAAATGGGTCGTCCTGGCGTGTCGCCGGCATGTCGAGGACCGCAGGCGTGAACGCACGCGGGCATTCCGGTACAAGTTCGAGCCCGACCGGGCCGAGCGCGTGTGTCGGTTCCTGGAGCTGCTGCCGCACGTCAAAGGGCGCTGGGCGAAGCGGGACCCGAAGAAACCCGACGCCCACCGGCTGAAGCTGGAGCCGTGGCAGGCGTTCTGCATCGCCAGCGTGTTCGGCTGGGTACGGAAAGGCACCACGAAGCGGCGATTTCGGAAGGCGAGCTGGTATCTGCCGCGCAAGAACGGCAAGTCGGTGCTGGGCGCCGGCGTCGGCTGGTGGATGTTCGGCAAGGACGACGAGCCTGGCGCTGAGGTGTACTCCGGCGCGACGACCGAGAAGCAGGCCTGGGAGGTGTTCGGGCCGGCGCGCCAGATGGCGCTCGCCGAGCCGCAGCTGCCCGAAGGCCTCGGCGTGACGGTCAACGCGCAGAATCTGGTTCGGCTTCAGGATGCGTCGAAGTTCGAGCCGCTGATCGGGAAACCGGGCGACGGCGCGAGCCCGCACTGCGCGATCGTCGACGAGTACCACGAGCACCAGACGTCGGACCTGTACGACACCATGTTGACTGGCATGGGGGCCCGCGAGCAGCCGCTGCAGCTCGTGATTTCGACGGCCGGCTACGACGTTGCCGGCCCGTGCTACGACGACTGGCTGACCGTCCAGAAGATCCTCGAGGGAACGATCGAGGACGACACACACTTCGGGATCATTTTCGCCGCGGATCCGGACGACGACTGGACGAGTGAGATCGCGCTGCGAAAGGCGAACCCGAACGCCGGCATTTCGGTATCGATCGAGTTCCTGCAGCAGCAGCTGCGCGATGCGATCGGCAACCCGCGGAAGCAGGGCGTCTTCCGGACGAAGCACCTGAACCTGTGGGCGAATGCTCGCGACGCCTACATCAACATGCAGCGTTGGGCTGAATGCCGCGATGTGATCAGCCTGGAGGCGATGCGCGGCCGGCGCTGCTACATCGGCATGGATCTGGCCTCGAAGGTGGATATCGCGGCGATCGAGCTGCTGTTCCCGCTCGATGACGGCCGCTATGCCCGGTTCGGGAGGTACTACCTGCCCGATGAGACGGTACAGGAGCCGCAGAACGACCACTACCGGGGCTGGGCACGGGCGGGACTGCTGACGGTCACCGAGGGCAACATCATCGACTTCGGGCGGATCCTCGAGGACCTCGAGGCGCTCGCGAAGGTGCACCAGGTCGAGGCGCTGGCCTATGACCCGTTCCAGGCCACGATGCTCGTCACGGAGCTCATGGACGCGGGCCTGCCCTGCGTCGAGGTAAAGCCGACGGTGCTGGCGCTCTCCGAACCGATGAAGCAGATCGACGCGCTGATCCGCGCGCGCCGGCTGCTGCACGACGGTGATCCGGTGATGACGTGGATGATGTCGAACGTGGTCGCCAAGGTCGACGCGAAGGACAACGTCTACCCGCGCAAGGAGCGCGAGGAAAAGAAAATCGACGGCTTCGTCGCGCTGTGCACGGCGATGAACAGGGCAATGGCCAACGTGCAGACCGGCACCATCTACGACACCGAGGAGCTGATGGTCGTATGACCGAGCCACGCAAGATCAACAGGGTCCGCGACATCGTCGGCGTGCTCGGCTGCGTGCTGATCGCGGCGGGCGCTACGGGCAAGTGGGGCTGGGCGGTGGCCGCGATGATCCTGGGCGTGTTGCTGCTCGGGCTCGTGGTCGCAGGCGCGGCGCGGCGCTGATCATGCTGTTCAGCTCGATCTTCGCCGCGAGCTCGGACCGATCGCCGGACTCGGACTTCTGGTTCACGCCGCTCTTCGCCGCGGCCGGCGGTCGGCGGGTGACGCCCGATCAGGCTATGTCCGTCTCGGCCGTGTTCGCGTGCGTCCGGATCATCGCCGAGACCATCGGCTCGCTGCCTTGCATCACGTACCGTCGCCTGGCGCGCGGGAAGGAGCGCGCGACCGATCACCCGATGTACGCGCTGCTGCGGTATCACCCGAACGCCCGGCAGACCGCGCTTGAGTTCTTCGAAATGATGACCGCGCATGTTGCGTTGCGCGGCAATGGCTACGCCGAGAAGGTCTACCGCGGCCCCGTGCTCGAGCAGCTCGTGCCGCTGCATCCGGACTACATGCGCGTCGATCGGCTCGACAACGGCCGGCTGGGCTACCTGTACACCGACCCGCACTCGCACCAGCAGGTGAGATACCTCGAGGACGACATCCTGCACGTGCGGGGCCTGTCGCTCGATGGAATGATGGGGGTGTCGGTGCTCACCTACGCGGCGCGCACCATCGCGAGCGCGGCCGCGGCCGACGAGTACGGTGCGCGATTTTTCGAGAACGACGCGACACCGGGCGGCATTTTGAAGCACCCTGCGCATTTTGCGAACAAGGAAATCCGCGCGGAGTTCGCGAGGGCCTGGCAGCAGGCGCAGAGCGGCCGGAACCGCGGCAAGACGGCGGTGCTCGAGGATGGCATGGCCTTCGAGCAGATCGGCATCTCGAACGTCGACGCGCAGTTCATCGAAAGCCGGCGCTGGGGCGTCGAGGATATCTGCCGCATCTTCCGGGTGCCGCTGGTGCTGGTCGGCGAGACGACGAAGTCCACGAGCTGGGGCTCGGGCGTCGAGCAGTTCATGATCTCCTTCATCACGCACACCATGCGGCCATGGTTCGTGCGCTGGGAACAGGCGCTGCAGCGCGACTTTCTGGCCGATGAGTCGCCGGACGACGAGTACTTCGTCGAGTTTCTGGCCGAGGCCATGTTGCGCGGCGACACCGCTGCGCGCGGCGCTTTCTACAAGGCCGGCATCGTCGACGGCTGGATGACCCGAAACGAGGTGCGCGAGCGCGAGAATCTGAACCCGCTGCCAGGGCTCGACGAGCCCCTTGAGCCGCTCAACATGACACGGGCCGGTGATCCACGTGGAACGTCAGAGCCGGCGCCGCGGCGGCCCGCCGGCGACGATGCGGACGACGATGACGAGCAGACCGCGCGCCGGATCAACCGCAAGGAGACCGCCGCATTGCGCCGGGCGATCGAGCGCAAGGCTGACATCGACTGGCTGCGCCGGTTCTATGGCGCCCACGAGTCCTACGTGCGACAGCACGCGGGCGTGTCGGCGGAAATCGCCCGGGACTACTGCGAGGGCCGCAAGGCGCAACTCGAGGCGCGGATTGGCCGCGTCGAGGCGCTGCTGGACCTGCTGGCGCAGTGGGATGTCCACGGCCACGAGGAAATTGCCGAGGTGATGCGATGAAGGGTCAATACCTGGTCCGGCTGGTCAACGAACACCCACTTGCCGTAATGCCGGCGAAGCTGCAGCAGTTCGAGGCGTTTCTGCACTACCGCCTGGCTGGCGGCCCGCCGGTCCAATACCAGGCAGCGTCGGGCCAGGCGTATCGCGTCGAGGGCGCTGCTGCAGTGCTGCCACTGTTCGGCGTCATCTCGCAGCGCGTGAGCATGCTCGACGAGATGAGCGGTGGCACGTCGCTCGAGGGATTCATGGGCCGGCTGCGCGCGGCAGTGGCGGATCCTGCGGTGCGCTCGATCGTGCTGCAGATCGACTCGCCTGGCGGCTCGGTCTACGGGGTGCAGGAGGCGGCGGAGGAGATTCGCGCAGCTCGCGACAGCAAGCGGATCGTTGCGGCCGTCGACCCGTTGGCCGCGTCCGCGGCGTACTGGCTGGCCGCATCGGCGAGCGAGATCACCATGACGCCCTCCGGCGACGTCGGCTCAATCGGCGTCGTCGGCATGCATGTCGACTACTCGGAGGCGCTGGCCGCCGAGGGCATCAGGGTCACCTACATTCACGCTGGCAAGTACAAGGTCGAGGGTAACCAGACCGCGCCGCTGGATGAGGACGCGCGCGCGTTCATGCAGCAGCGCGTCGATGAGTACTACAGCGCGTTCGTCCGCGGCGTCGCGAAGGGGCGCGGCGTGTCGCCGGAGACGGTGCGCAAGGACTTCGGCGAGGGCCGCGTGTTCGGCGCTGAGCAGGCGCTGTCGGTCGGCATGATCGACCGTATCGAGCCGCTCGCTGAGACGATCCGGCGCGCCCAGCCGCGCAACCGCAAGTCGGCCGCTTCGGCCAAGGCCGAGGCCGACATTGCCGCAGCGATTTTGCAGGCGTCATAGAGCTCCGTCGAGCCACTACCACGCCGATTCCTGACCGCCCGCGAGGCGGTTTTTTTGTGTTTACCCACTGGAGATGATCATGAAGAATCGACTGGCTGCTCTGCAGCAGAAGCTCGACGGAGCCATCAAGGCCTATCGCGAGCACGTGGACAAGGACCCGGCCGAGGCCGAGGTCGAGGCGCACGCGGCGGCCGCCGCGACGCTTCGGGCCGCCATGGACCGCGCGGCCGCAGTGGTCGCCGGCGAGCGTGCCGCGCGCGAGGCCGAGGCGTCCGCGCTCGATGCGGATGACGGTGCGGTGGTGGTGGTCGGCGGCGACCGCAAGGCGGCCGATCCGCAGCGTGGCTTTGCCACGCTCGGCGCGTACGTCCAGGCCGTCGTGAAGGCCGGCCAGCCGAACGGCAAGGTGGACGACCGCCTGCTGATCGGTGCCGCGGCTCCGACGACCTACGGCAACGAGTCGACCGGCGCCGACGGTGGCTACCTGGTGCCGCCCGAGTTCGCGCGACAGGTCTATTCGCACTCGCTGGACGAGGGCAGCTTCCTGCCGCTCACCAACCAGCTGCCGATCACCGGCAACTCGATCACATTCCCGACCGACGAGACCACGCCCTGGGGCACGGATGGCGTCCGCGTCTACTGGGCGAGCGAGGCCGGCGCGGCAACGCAGACCAAGCCGAAGCTCGGCGAGCGCACGCTCAAGCTCAAGAAGCTGATCGGCCTGGTGCCGCTCACCGACGAGCTGATGGCGGACGCGGCCGCTGCGGGGGCGTTCGCCTCGCTGAAGCTCGGCCAGTCGCTGGCGTGGAAGGTCAACGATTCGATCGTGAACGGCACCGGCGTGGGCCAGCCGTACGGCTTCCGCACCTCGTCCGCGATGATCTCGCAGGCGAAGGAGGGCAGCCAGACGGCCGATACCATCAACGCGAACAACGTCGCGAAGATGTTCGGTCGCCTGACGCCGACCGCGCAGCGCAGCTCGCGGCTGCGGTGGCTGATCCACAGCGACTCGATCAACCAGGTCATGACGATGACGCTGGGCAACCAGCCGATCTGGACGCCGCCGCAGTCGGGCTTCCAGGCTGCGCCCGTCGGCCTGCTGCTCGGCCGGCCGATCATCCCGACGCAGGTCTGCCAGACGCTGGGCGACCAGGGCGACATCATGCTCGTGGACTTCAACGAGTACGTGACGATCTCGAAGGGCCCCGAGTACGCCGAGTCCATGCACCTGTTCTTCGATTATGACGCGTCCGCGCTGCGCCTGACGTTCCGCGTCGATGGTCAGCCGTGGATGAGCACCTACGTCTCGCCGGCGAACGGCAGCGTCACGCTGTCGCCCTTCGTCCAGCTCGACGCGCGCACCTGATCCACAGGGCCGGGGTAACAGCCGGCCCGTCCAATTCCCTGAATCTGGAGTACTGCAATGTCTGGCAACATCACTGAGGCCCTTCGGCCTCTGGTCCAGAAGGTCGGCACCATCACGTCGACCCAGACCTACACGGGCACCATCGACGCGGCGCTGTACGATGAGGTCGTGTTCGAGCTGTTCCTCGGCGACATGGCGGCGGAGACCATCGACTTCCGCATCGAGGAATGCACGGCCGCGGACGGCACCGGCGCCCAGTCGCTGCTCGCCGCCACGCAACTCGCCGCGCACGCGTCCAACAATGACAACGAGCACATCGTGCTCGCGGTGCGCACTACCAAGCTCACGAGCGGCTACCGCTACCTGCGCGGCCGTGCGATCACCGGCGACACGGTCGGGGGTCCCGCGTGCATCGTCGGTCGCGGCGTGCCGCGCTACAAGCCGGTAGCGGCGCCGGCAGCCTGCGCCGAAACCAAGTTCTCGGTGTGATGGGTCGGCCGGCGGCCTCCGGGCCGCCGGCCTTTCTTGCGGGGTGAGGCATGGCAACGGTCAAAATCCTCGTCGACGTCTTTGCACGCGGCGAGCGCGTGCTCAAGAAGGACGACGTCCGCGAACTCGACGGCGCCGAGCTGGCGCGCGCATTGCGCCGGCAGTGGGGCATGGTCGTTGATCCGCCGGCCGTCACTGAGCACGCCAAGGCGAAGCGGAAAGGCTGATGGGCCTGTCACTTGTCACGGGCCCGGCGTCCGAGCCGATCACGACCGCGGAGGCCAAGGCGCATTGCCGCATCGACTCGTCCGCGGATGACACGCTCATCGGCACGCTGATTACCTCGGCGCGCGAGTGGGCCGAGGGCTTCGCGAACCTCAAGATCGTCTCGCAGACGTGGGACTACACGCTCGACGCGTTCCCGGCCTGCATTGACCTGCCCTTCGGACCGGTCTCGGCGATCACTCACATCAAGTACTACGACACGACGAACGTCCAGCAGACGCTCTCATCGAGCGCCTACGACTACAGCCTGGCGGAGCCCGTGGTACGCATCCTGCCGGCTTACGGCTACGTCTGGCCATCGACCTACGAGCGGCAGGGCGCGGTCAGCGTGCGGTTCGCCGTCGGCTACACGACCGTCCCGGAACGCATCAAGGCGGCGCTCAAGCTGCACGTCGAGGCACATTACGACCGCGATCCGGCGGCCAGCAAGACGCTGATGGCGGCAGCCGAGGCGTTGCTCTGGCCGCTGCGGACGCTGAGTTTCTGACATGCAGTCGGGGAAGCTCGACCGGCAGGTGGTGCTGAAGCACCGCTCGCTCGGCTCGCCCGATGCAAACGGCGAGCGGGCAGCATCGTTCGCCACCTACGCCACGGTGCGCGCGCAGAAGCTCGACATCGTCGGCCGGGAGTACTTCGCCAGCCGGCAGGTTCAATCCGAGGTCTCGACGCGCTTCCGCATCAGGTATCGGTCCGATGTGCTGGTGACCGACGTGCTCGAAATGGACGGTATCACCTACAACATCCACAGCGTCGCGGAGGTCGGCCGCAAGGAAGCGACTGAAATCCTCGCCTCGGTGGTCTCATGACGGCGTCGGTCGCAGCACTGCGCGCAATCCTCGTCGCGGATGCGGGGGTCGGCGCTCTCGTCTCGGACGACAATATCAACCCGGTGGTGTTCCCGCAGTCCGTGGCCGAGCCCGCGATCATCCTCGAACAACTCTCGCTGACGCCCATCAACGGGCTGCGGGGATCAGAAGGGCTCGATGCCAGCCGGGTACTGGTGGATTGCCTGACAGGTTCATACACGACCGCGCGGAATCTGGCTGCTGCCGTGCGGACTGCGCTCGAGGCGGGCGGCGCGCTGCTCGAGAACGAGCAGGACGACTACGACCCGCAGACCGAGACCTATCGCGTATCGCAGCAGTGGTTCATTTGGACAACGTAGGAGATTTCCATGGGCGCACTTAAGAGCCAAGGCTCGATTCTGAAGGTGGAGACGACGCGCGCTGCGGCGAAGACCATCACTGGGATTACGGCGGCGAGCCCTCCGGTCGTGACGGCGACCGCGCACGGGTACAGCAACGGCGACATCGTCGCCATCACCGGCGTCGTCGGTATGGTTCAGGTCAATGACCGCGTGTTTCAGGTGGCCAATGTGACGACGGACACCTTCGAGCTGGAGGGCGTCGTCGGCACTGGCTACACGGCTTATAGCTCTGGCGGCAGCGCCTACAAGCTGACGATGGGGGAGGTCGGCCGCGTGGCGAACTTCTCCGGCTTCGACGGCCAGTCGAACGAGATCGACGTGACGCACCTGCGCTCGACGGCAAAGGAGTTTCTGATCGGCCTGCAGGACTTCGGTAATGCGCAGTTCACCGTCCAGATGGACAATGCCGACACCGGCCAGGACGAGCTGCGTGACGCGAAGGCGGACGCCACCGCGCGTGGCTTCTCACTGCAGCTCTCGGACGGCACGATCGCGACCTTCCTGGCGCTGGTCCGGCAGTTCACGATCGACCTGGGCGGGCCGGACAACGCGGTGCAGTCGCAGATCAGGCGAACCGGCCTGGTTCGTATGAGCCTCGGGCGGGACGCAATTCTCGGCGTCGCCGACGTCGAGATCGTGGCGGTCGAGTGTCCGGAATGGGGCGGCGTCGTTCACGTCCGCAGCATGTCCGGTGCCGATCGCGACGAATTCGAGACGGCGGCGGTCGCGCTGCGCAAGGCTGGGAAGCTCGCGGGCCAGGCCCGGGCGCTGGTCGTGGCGTTCGTCGCCTGCGATGAGTCTGGGAAGCGGCTGTTCGGGGTGGCGGACCTCGATGTGCTGAGCGAGAAACGCGGCACCGTGCTGGAGCGCATTGCGACGGCCGGCATGAAGCTTAACCGACTCACTGCCGATGACGTGGAGGACGAAGCAAAAAAATCCTGACCGAGCCGCGCATTCGCTTTCACTACTTCCTCGCGCGCGAGCTCGGCTACGGATCGGTGCGCCGGATGCTGCGCGACCTGACCAGCGCTGAGATCGCTGGCTGGCTCGCCTACTACCGGGTGCAGTTCAACGCCGAGGCAGTGCAGGCCGGCGTCGACAGCGACGTGGAAACCCGTCTCCGCAAGGCGTTCGGACCGGCGCAGAGCGCACGGTGGAGCAAAGTGTATGGCCGATGAGGGCGGAATCGGGGTCGATGTACAGATGGTCGGGCAGCGCGACCTTATCGCGGAGCTGCGGCGGCTGAAGGAGAACGTCGCCATCCGCGTCACGAAGCGGGCGACGAAGCTCGTAGCCGAGCACTTTGAGCGGCTCGTCAAGGCGGACGCGCCGAAGGGTGGCACCGGCAAGCTACGGTTCAACCTGTTCGTGCGGGCGATCTATGTGCGCGCGCGAGGGTACGTCAAGGCGATCTTCGGCGTCCGCACCGTCGGCAAGGCCGACAATCCGCGTAACGCCTTCTACTGGCGGTTCGTCGAGTGGGGACACAAGACCCGACCGCGGAAGGTCAAACAACTGGGCCTGCGGGCGGCCCGGCGGGCGGGCGGGCAGGCCATGGTGCCAGGAAAGGAATTCATCACGCGAGCCTGGCTCAGCGGACAGACCCGCGCGCAGGCCATCTTCTTCCGCGAAATCGAGAAGGCGCTCGCGTCCGCGAGTCGCAGGACCCGGAATCTGAGGTAGGCCGTGGCACTGTTCAACGTCCTGTTCGACATCGCTGCGCGCACGGCGAAGTTCGAGCAATCGATGACGCGCGTCGAGCGTCGGCTCGACAACACGGCAAAGGCGTTCAAGACCATCACGACCGCGGCCGGCGGCGTGTTTGCGATCAGCGGCATCAAGACGTTCGTTGATCAGGCGGTCAACTTCGGCGACGACCTGCGGTCCCTGGCGGATCGCATGGGGACGACGACCGAGGAACTGACCCGGCTGCAGTACATCGCCGAGCAATCGAATACGACCTTCGACGTGCTGCGGGGCTCGCTGGACCGGCTCGCCAAGGGCCTGTCGCTGGCCGAGGATGGCTCCGGCAAGGCCCGCAAGGCGATTGCCGACCTCGGCGTTGACGCCGAGTTCCTGACGCGGTTGCCGATCGAGCAGCAGCTCAACGTGGTGGCGGACGCCTTCCAGCGCATCGAGAAGCCGGCCGACCAAGTGCGGATCGCGATGCAGCTCTTCGGCGACGAAGGGACGGCGCTGATTCCGATCCTGCGGCTCGGATCGGAGGGGATTCGCCGGCTCGGCGAGGAAGGCGCGCGGGCGGGGGCCATTCTGTCGGACCAGACAGCGACTGCCCTTGCGGATGTCGATGCGTCAAGTAAGCGCTTGTCCGCATCGGCCCGCACGGCACGTGCGGAACTGGTGGCGCTGGTCGGAGTCCCGCTCGGCTCGTTCCTGGACACGTTCGCGCGCGGCGTGACGCGAGTCCGTACTGCTCTTGGCGGCGATTCTGGCGGTGGTCCGCTGGCGGCGCTGCGCGAGGATCTGGCGAAGATCAACAAGCTGTCAGAGGCTCCGCTGATCAGCAACGCCAAGCGCAATCAGCTCAACCTCGCCGCGCTCGAGCTGAGCAAGCTGATCGCCGCCTACGAACAGGCAGACGCCGATCACGCGCGGCTGATGCAGCATTTCGTGAAGCGCGAGCAGGAGCTCGCGAACCGCAAGATCACGCTCCCCGAGATCGAGGTTCGGGCGTCGAAGTCCGACAAGTCCGATTCCGCCGACTGGCTGGAAGTCCGGGCGACTGCTCGCAAGATCGAGCTCGGCGCGATGGATCAGTTCTACGCCGATCTCGAGGAACAGACACAAACCTCGCTGGAGCGGCAGGTCTCGCAGTACGAAGAATTCAAGTCGAAGCTCGATACGCTGCTCTCGGCCGGGAAAATCGACACCACAACCTACAATGCCCGGCTGAAGGAGCAGCTCGACGAAGTCCTGCAGCCGATAGAAGTCACGTCGAAGCGTATCGAGCAGCTCGCCGAGGAGGCGAGTGAGTTCTGGAAGGAAGCCTTCCGCGGGATGCAGAGCGTGCTGGCCGACTACCTGTTCGACCCGTTCGACAAGGGTCTGAAGGGCATGCTGCGCGGCTTCATCGACGTGATCCGTCGGATGATCGCCGAAGCGGCATCGGCGAAGATTCTGGAGTCCCTGTTCGGGTCGCTCGGCGGCGGTGGCGGGTTCCTCGGCAAGCTGTTCGGGGGCCTGTTCAAGGCCGAAGGCGGCCCGGTGAGGGGTGGCCGCCCGTACATCGTCGGCGAAGAGGGCCCGGAGTTGTTTGTGCCCGGCATGTCGGGCGGCATCGTGCCGAACATGGCGCTGGCTGGGGCAGCCGCGGTCCCGTCGATCAGCATCACGAACCACATCGACGCCCGTGGCTCCAGTATCAGCCGTGCCGAGCTGAATGCCTTGCTCAATCACAACAGCGAGGTGACCGTGGCGAAGGTGCGCGACCTGGCCGGCCGGGGGCGGATCTGATGGATTTTCTCTGGCCTGGCGACTTGCCCGTCTCCGCGCAGCAGCTCACGCTCGAGGACTCGACCGCCGCGTTTCAGGCCGTGATGGCCGCAAAGACGTACACCGTGGGCCGCGGTGCGGA